ATTTTTTTATCATATATACTTTTTAATTTAAAATTAAAAATATATTAAATATTAATAATGAATTATTATAATTTAATATTAAATAAGTATATTAAATACATAACTGAAAATAATATAGATAAATACGAAAATATTGAAAATATCATTAAAAATGACGAGAACTATAATACATTAGATATAATGGAACAAGATACACTTGTAAGTGAATTATCATCCAAATTAATAGTTAAAAAAAATAAATTTGGAGCTAGTAATTATATTTTAAATTATGAAAACAATAAAAATTTTACAAATAAAAATAATTATAAAACAATTAGTGGTCAAAATACTTATGATGTAGTTATTCCAGAAATTACAGAGGAAGAATATCAAAGAAGAACAAAAATATTTGAGAAATTACGTGATATTGTTTTACCAGAACAAAGATCAAAAGAATGGTTTGATATGAGAAATAATAAAATAACTGCATCAGATTGTGGAGCAGTACTTGGTGAAAATAAATATGAACCAATATATAATTTTATTCATAAAAAAGTATTTGGATCAACATTTGAAACAAATAACAGTTGTTATCATGGAAAAAAATTCGAAAATGTTGTTACGTTAATGTATGAATATAATTATGATGTTACAGTTGATGAATTTGGTTTATTAGGGCATGAAAATTATAATTTTCTTGGAGCGAGTCCAGATGGAATTTGTAGACCATTTAAAAGAGATGGAATTACACCAAGTTCATTAGTTGGTAGAATGTTAGAAATTAAATGTCCATTATTTAGAAAAATAAAATATGAAGGTGAAGTTAAGGGAGAAATATGTCCAATTTATTATTGGTGCCAAGTGCAACAACAACTTGAATGTTGTGATTTAGATGAATGTGATTTTGTTCAATGTAATATAGAGGAATATAATACACGTCAAGATTTTTTAGATGATAGTGATGCAAATAAAAATTTTATAAGTAAAAAATCTGGTTTAGAAAAAGGAGCTTTAATAGAATTAATTCCATTAAAAATTACAGAAGATGATATAAAAGAGGGTAAATTATCAGATAATATTATTTATGATAAAACATCATTTATATATCAACCAAAAGTAGATATGTCTAATATTGAATTAGATAATTGGTTATTAAATGAAGTTGATAAAATATCTAAAAGAAAAGATGTTAAATTAAATAGAATAATTTATTGGAGAATTTTAGAAAAGAACTGTACTTTAATACCAAGAGACAGAGAATGGTTTAAAGAAGTTCTCCCAAAATTACAACATATTTGGAGTTATGTTGAAATACTAAGAAGTGATAATGATATGGCTCAAAAATGGAAAGATTTTATTGATAATTTGCCCAAAAAAATTAATGATAAAATTATTAATCAACTTGATTTTCTTATTAATGAAAAAAAAAATTTAAATTCAATTGATAATAAAGATAAAGAAATTAATAAAGATGATAAGAATGAAGATAATAATGAAGATAAAAAAAATATTAAAGAAGAAAAAATAAAAAAAAAATATATTAAAAAAAATATATAAAAATTGATTTAATAATTCAATAAATATAATAATATATATAATATGAAAAAAAAGGTTAATCAGACAGATATTAATAAAATGAATAGTAAATTAGCATATAAAATATTTGATTTACTAATTATAAATAATCAAAAATTTTACATAGATAGAAAAATGAATTTAATATGGGATAAGAATAAAGATGTTGCAGGAGTTGTAGATAAAAATAATGAAAAATATTTCTTTGATGATTTATCTTTTATAAATGATATAAAATAAAATTAATTATATTTTTTTTATTTCATAATTTATTAAATTAATATTTTTAGATAATTTTTTGGGAATAGTTTTTATCCCTAAAAATTTACTTTTTGGATCATTCATTTTTTCAAATAATATTTTAGTATCATAAATTTTAACAGGTGGATTTAGATTTTGTTGTATTATAGTAGTTATCTTATCATTACTATCTAAAATTAGTGCAACATGACCATAAATAAAATATGGCTTTTTATATTTCCAAAAAAGTATAGATCCTGGTTTTATATAATAATCATAATTATGTTGATATGGGTATGAATAAGTTTTTAATTTGTATTCTATTTTAGAATTAGATAAAGTATTAATTTTGTAAAAAAAATCGACAGCATCTACAACAGATGGAAAAGATATATTTTTTATAGTGCAAAAAAATCTTCTTATAAGTTCAACACATTGAAATGGTATTCCATATTGTGTATCATATATTTTTTTGGTTTTTTGTATATAAATTATAATAGTTTTATTCATATTATATAGAATAATATTATAAAGTTATTTTATGTGTTTAAATATTTATTATAAGTTTTTTATCTAATAATAATATATAAATATGTCACAACAAACTATTATAAAAAAATTACCGATACCTATAATTGATGTAAAACAAATTATGCCAAATGATGAAAAAGAACACAAATGTGGTCCTCATTTATCTTTTGAAAATGGATCCTGTATACCACTAAATTTATTAATTAAAATGGCAAAAGCATATAATGAATATAATAATAATAATTCTATAAATGATAATATCAAATTAGATAATACTATGGATACATTATATCCAGATGAATATAAAAGGTTTTTGTTATTTGAATTTCAAAATAGATTTAAAAATTCAAATCATAGTAACTGGATAAAAAAAAAATTTATAGAACTTATGTCTAAAGATGATAAAGAATATCTTGAAAATGATGTTTTCAGACCTGAAGGACCGCAAGGAAAATTTGAATGGCTATCTACTTTAGATATAAATAAAACATTAGCCCAATATGAAAATAAATATCCTGACTTTCAATTTTTAGGTGCAGTTCCAATAGATTTTAATGATCTAGATTATTATCCTTTTAAAACAATGGATTTTAATAATTTTATTAAGGATAAAAAAAAGAGAATTGGTGTAATTTTTAATTTAGATGAACATTATAAAGGTGGTTCACACTGGGTTAGTCTTTTTTGTGATTTGGAAAAAGGACAGGCTTATTTTAGTGATTCTTATGGTTCACGACCTGAAAAACGTATATCTGATTTTATTAATAGAATTAAAAATTATTTTGAAAAATCTAATATACCTAATATAGATATAAGATATAATCAAACACAACATCAAAAAGGAAATTCTGAATGTGGTGTTTATTCTATTAATTTTATTTTAAGATTATTAAAAGGGAAAACATTTGATCACATAACAAGAAAAAGATTAACTGATGAAAAAGTTAATAAATGTAGATTAAGATACTTTAAATAAAATTAAATATTATTTTATGTTCTTTCTCAAAAAAGAATTTATATTCAATATCATTTTTTATTATATCCTTTTGTGTTCTATAGAATTTAATTATTAAATGATCTACTTCATAATTATCATTTAATTTTATTAATTTTTTTATTTCATCATTATCATTATCTATTAAAAACATTGGTGTAGTTGATATATTCTCAATTACCAAATAAAATATATTATCTCCTAATCTTATTGAATTATTTGATCTATATTCATTCTTATTTGAATAATAACTTTTATTAAATCCCAAATATGTTAATATACTTTCATTATCATTTATCATATCAAATTTTATGTTAGATAAAAATATAAAATTATCATCATGAATATTACATTTTATTGGTATATTATTATTTTCTAATGCCTCATTTAAATAATAACAAATTTCATTTCTATTATAATAATTTTCTTCTAATTCAATAATATGTTCTTTTAATCCAATTTTTATTTTTAATCTGTTATTTTTACCTTCCTTGATATTTTCTATATCATTTTTCGGTAATAAAATACTTTTTATATCTATATCCTTAAATTTTATCTTTTCTTCAAAATTTATCATGTAATCATTAAAACATTCGTAATCTACAACTTTATTACTTTGAATTTCTATTATCTTATTTTTATATAAATTATCCTGTATATTTAAATTTTCTTTTGGATTCTTTTTATTTATTTTTAATTCTAATATATTATCCTTATTTATTGGAATTTTATTCTGTAACTTAAAAGATTCAAGTGATTTTGATGAGTCACTCGTATTTTCTGATAAATTAGATTTTATATTGTATTCATCTTCATCATCATCTTTATTATTTTTTGCATCTATTAATAATTTAATTAATGCTTTTTTGGAGTTTTTTAATTCATTCATTTTTTTCTCTTCTTCTAATTTAATCTCTTTTTCTAATCTTTCTATTTCTAAATCTATATTTTCTTCTTCATCTTTAATTTTTTTTAAATTTTTTTTTTTATTCATTTC